GCTCCTGCTGAAGTTCCAGGCCTATTTCTAGGTTCCAGTTCTTCTCTACTTCTTTTACTGCCTGTCATCCTGTGCCTTTGGAAGAGCACAGAAATAAGGCAGATGTCCAGAATCTTGCGCAACTCCTGCCATTTCAGGCAGGACGCCCGGCTCAAAGTCCGTGGCTGCGCAAAACTTGGAGAAGCAGTACAAGGCCGCGCTCGCGCGCTTTTGCATTGCTGCAAAGCCCCCCACTCTCATCACGCACGTCTGGGTATCCAACCCCAGACGATCCTCGCGTGTCTAGGAAGCTTGAAAGAGGACGACGCAACAAAGTCGTCGTTCGACCCCCCCTTCAGCTTGGACCGCATCCACTGGTCGTAGTGGTACGACTGCCACTTCTTGGTAGAAGTGAAGTCGCAATCCCTTACTAAGAGAACCTTCTCGAAGTCGACCTGCCAGGCCTGTGCACGTGAGATCTTTGCCTCTATAGGCTCGATCGGTGCTTCCGGGTCATACCGCCTTAAGCGGTTGGCAGATGCACGGAGCTGCTTAGTCCATACCCCGAATTCCTCACGGTCTTCGGTGAACCTAAGAGCAGCGGCGCCAAAGTCGTTTAATAGACGACTTTTAAGTGAGCGGATCAGATAGGAGTGTAGTTGGCGAAAGCCAAAATCTCCTGCCCGATTTATCGCGGCGACCCAAGAGACGAAAGCTTTGGGGTTTAACTTATCCTCAGAGCTCCACCTCTTTACCCTAAAGAGTAGTGGCGTGACATCTTCGCCTTCATAAGCGAAAATGCCACAAGATTCTCTAACACTCTGACCCGCAGTGAACGACTTTGAAACGTTCACTTTAAAGCCAAAATGTTCCAGTAGATACAGGACATTCTCCGTGACTTTTGTGTCACAGATTATGTCATCGCCATACACCCGGAAGGCAAACAGCCTACCACGCTCTAGCCACGCACTATTGTGGTTTAACGAGCGTAGGAGAGACCGTGTCGTCTGAACCAACTCTTTCGAGTCAATCTTCGACAACTCTTCTAGGGTGCACGAGTAGTGCTGCATCAAGTAGCCAATGACCGTAATGCCGCTAAAGATGATACACTGCGTTGGGAAGCATAATGCTGATCCCATCGGAGCGAATTTCACCATGCGTTTGTGACTCCCATCGGGAAGAATCACAAGTGAAGAGCGTGTCCCCAGTAGGTATCGTAAGATCCTCTTAGGGAAGACTGCTT